TTCTAACAAAATGAATATAAAAAGAATACACTTCATTAGGCATTAGTGATTTTATTGTATTATCTACATTATAATTAACAACTGTATCACTGATAGCTATAGAAAGTATTTTAAAATATTTACTATCTACTGTTACTGTTGTATTATCATTTAATGTAATTGTAGGACATTCAAAATAAGTATCACTCTCTTCAGAATATCCATTAGCAACATTTTTTATATTTCCACCTTGTAATAAAAATAAAGAACGCTGACTAATTAACATACGATAATAACTACTACTATTTGGTAAATAGTTCATTGTGATACCTATTGTGGCATCTCCAAAAGTTTCTATTAAACTACTTTTTTTACCACTTCCACTAACTCCAGCAAAAATTACATCTTGTATACTAGGAGATAATGTAGAAATACGAACAGCCGTTGCAGCATACGATACTTCAATTGATGTACTATCACCACTATCATAAGTTCCAGCACCAGTTCTAGCTTTAAATTTTACAATTTTATGCTGTGTTGCATTATTGCTTACAGAATTAGGTTTAACCTGTTTTCTTACTTGTACTGCTTTTATATTTGATACAACTTGCCGTAAATCTTCATTATAATTAGTTTCTTTAATATTAGCAATATATAACTTATTATCAAAATTTGTAATAGCTTTAACATTATATATATTAAAACCTGTTTCTATAAGTTCGTCTATAGAAACTTCTGAAATGTTTACGGCATCGAATTGAATATCATATAGACAACTACCATTTAATTTAAATTCTTTCCAAATACGACCAACAATAGCATTATCTGTTTGAAGTATATAGCCAAGCTGAAACTTAGATAAATTATATTCAGTATCTAAACTTACTGAAAATTTCAAATTATAATTACTATCTTTTTCAACATTTATAGCCCCTAGATATACTTGTGTGCTATTATATGTTCCAGGGGATTTATCATATTTATGATTGATACCTAATTTATTTTCTAAATGTAATGCATATTGATTACTTCCTATAGGAAACCACTTAGTATAAATATCATCTTTAATTAAATATCGTATAAAAAATTGATATGTTCCATTAGGAATAGGAGTGCCTAATATTTTACTAAAATTTATTATATTGGCAATAGGTACATTAGGCATTCCAGAATAATCATCAATATCGTCGTATACTGACGATTTATTAAGATTTATAGTATATAATGGAATATCATATACTGTATCACTTTCACCTATGGAAATAATAAGTTCATTATTTACATTATAAATATATGTACCAACTATTTTGCCTCCACGATAACTCCAAGCAGTATCTACAGGAACAACACAAAGCTCATCATAATTTTCACATTCTATTAATCTATAAATTTGATGAGCAGAAGTTAAAATTACAATTTCATTTGGGCAATTAATATATCCTACAATATTACCTTCTATTGTCTGAACAGTTAATGGGGCACTAACACCAGCTACTTTCAAAGTTGGTGCACCACTATATGATGCAATTACACCAATCTTAAAACCCTCATCATTTGTAATAAAACTACCATCCAAACTAAGTCTTATATTTTTGGCAAATGTAAGACTACCGTTTTTGGTAATTTGAGGATTACCATTAAGATTTAATTCTTTAATAATTTCCATAACTTAACCTCTAGGTAAAAATGTAGAATTATAGAAAAAGTTATTCCAACCATCATTTGCACCTCTTGAAAGAGCCATTTTTGCAGATGCAGCTGCTTTAGGTCTAAGAGTATTCCATTGCATCCAGGGATTGGTAACAGGACTATTAGATTTCAAATCATAAACAGGATGTTTACTACCTCTGCTAAGATATTTAAATAATACATACCAAGCAAGAGCTTCTAATAAAAGTCCATCATCAATAATGTAAGGACAATCACATTCATAATATTCATCGTAATAAGTTGCAACTTCAAAAGTTTCAACTTCTATGCTATCTATTTCAAAACTAAGTTCGATATTATTTCCATCTAATACAAAATACCTTTCTCTACTTCCATCAACAATATTACCAACTTTCATAAAGTTTACGCCAGTTTTGTTGGTATCATCAATAACAGCAATTTCAGAACCAGTGTTTTGAGCACTACGTCCTGAACAATCACATTTAGTTTTATATTCTTGTATTTCACAACCATTAGAATCAAACACTCTAAGTTCCTTTGCATTAATCTCACAAGGAAATTGTGCAATTCTATCAGAAACTTCTAAAGTTCTTCTCTTACGTTCCATAGGAAGAACTTTCATTTGAGAAAGTGCATCTATAGTCCAAGCACCAACTCTTGGTATCCAATCACTTTCAGATAAGTTAAAATCATTACTTACCTTCGCGAGTAGCCTTGCTAGCGTTAATTGACGTTTGATGTTCATTTCTAATAAAATTATTATATATTAATTTATCAGCTCTATTACATAAAACTATCTTGGTTCTAAGGTCTATGTCAAGTTCACATATTTTTGTTGTATCATTATTTGTTTCTTGTAACAATTCATCATGCAACTTACCTTTTGTATCTCCACCTCGATAGTTTATTAACTCTAATTTAAAATCTGAACCTCCTGGAATTTTAGAATCAATTAATGGAACTTCATATACATATTCATCTTCTTTAAATACTCTTTTATCTTCGGCATGATATTCAATTCCATTTCTCAAACACCATTCGGCTTCATCTTTATTATATATTTTTTTACCTTCTGCAAGTAATTGCTTTTCTCTTTCTTTTGTAGCCTTGAAATCTATAAGTCTTCTAAATGTTTTCTTAACATGACATCTATTAATACAAATCCAACCAATTTCTCCTAAAGAATATCCATAACCATTAAGAATCATAAATTTATGTAATTGTTTATAATATTCTCTAAGTATCTCAGTATATTCTTTTGTATTTAAAGAAACAAGTTTGTTATAGAAAACTATATCTTTTTCAAGTTTATAAATTTTTTCTTGTAATTTAGCATATCTTAAAAGATGATACAATTCAACTGTAAGTTTATATTCTTCTTTTTTATTTAGATATGCAGTTTTAGCAAACCTTATCAAACTACCATCAATATATCTGTTTTGAGCTATTTCTTTATATTTAAAGATATAAATTTTATAATCATTAGCATATACTTCTTTATTCTCCTTTATTTCATCGTATAATACATTCATTTCAGTAGTCAGATTGGCAATTTCATCTTCTGCTTTTTCAATCTGTTCTGTATAATAAGCTTGCATGCTTTTATGATAATCTTTTAAACCGATACGTTTTTCTTGAATAGCCATAACTTATTAACTATATTTAATTTGTTCAGGAATTTCGTTAGTTTCTCTCACTGTGTTGAGTAAATCTCTTTTATATATAATTTCTTTTATTTGACCTATCATATCTTCTGATAAAAGCCACTCATTTTCATCTAACATCAAATCATATTTATCAACTTCTTTATTTTCTTTTTCAATAAAATTAGGATGTTCAAATGCACCTTCAATAACAATTTTATTAAAATCAATAGATTTATTTTTAGGAGGGAACAAATAAATATAACCATTTATATAATCATAAGAAGGTAAACTACACATACCTACTAAAGCGTAATTAAATCTAGCAGTTGTTTCTTTTACAAATGGAATTTCTTTGTTAGTCTGATAACCAGCAGTACTTACTCTATCAAACGGAAGATTATTTGTAAGTCTAACAGGTCTTGGTACTTTTTGTAATGTTCTTTTAATCTTTATAACTTCACCATCTAACTCTGGAGGAAGTTTAATATCTCCATCATTAACATCTGTTAAAGTTACATTAAAACGTTGAGTTAAAACTTTATCTACATAGCCATGATTTTCATAACTACGACGAACAACTTCATTTCGAGTATGAATAATAAGAAGTTTAAGATTCTCTCGAAGAGCTTTGTTGTTTGGTTGTTTAAGTGAATGAGCAAACTCACTTACAAGTTGAGCAATAGAAGCCATAATTTATACATTAATTTATATTGTTATTTGCATATATAATATATATTATTACAAAGTAATAATATAAATATTATATATGCAAATACAATATTAGCAATAATATCTAAATTTTGACCTTATATTGCTAAAAATCAGTAAGTTATGTATGCTATATAAAAATTTATAAATCTGCATCCACTCTTACATATTTGTTAAAAACACTATAAAGTTCTTTAACAATATATCCTATAGTGTATGCTGGAGGTTCACCTGAATTAAGAATATTATATTTTTCTAGCATAGATTCTTTAACGTGTTCTGCTTCATGTACAATAGAAGATATATAATCTTCTTTAGTTTTATGATTTCTAAAGATAATATAACTTATATATCTATCTTTAAAAGTTATAGTAACAGCTTTAGCACCTTTAATAAAAAGGTTATATTTGACTCTATCCATTCCTTCTACGGGGGTGCTAGATTGAGCCATATCATCTACAATAATATCAAAAAGATTATAGTTTACATTATAATAAACTATAATCTCCCAATAACCATTTACATCTATTACTTGTTTAATCATATCATATCATCCCATTCAATAGGACAATTCATAAACATAGTATCTGCATAAAAACGATTAAATACAAATCCTTCTTCTGCATCAACATCATCGAGTAAATCTTTTACATATTTACAAAGATGTTCTTCTGATGTAATAGAACTTCCAAGAAAATCTGCTTTACACATATTAGCTACATAAACAGCATCATATAGTTTATTACGTTCTATACGAACTCCATAAACATTAAGCATATTTTCTACTTCTTGTCTTGTATATGGTTGTATATGTTCTTCTTTACCAGTTTGTTTATTCCTTGTTGTCATTCTACTAACAGCCTCTTTACAAAGCTTTTTATTAAAATGACAACCATAATTATTTATATAGACTTTCATTCCATCAGGAATTTCGTCATAACTACCTGCACTTTTGTTATACATATCTCTTGTCTTTTTAATAAGAAGAGTGATAACTTAGGCACCCCCGTAGAAGGAATGTCATAGGTTATCACTCACTCTCAATTACATTATCTTACATTCTACCACCACGACGATAACCATATCGACCACCGCCACGATATTGACTACGATTCATATCTCGTTCCATTTCATCCATTTCACGATAATCTTCATCATAATCATCTTCGTCATCATATTCACTCTTTGAATGTTCATTTTCCATACATTCAATAAGTTCCTTGACAAACTTCTTCATCTTCTTCAATTTACGAAGAGTACGTTCAGAATCTTCTGAACTTCTATATCTAACTACTATCATAATTGTTTAAGTTTTATTTGTTCCAGATTTAAGTAAAGATATTGCTTCTGCAAGTTGAGATTTAAGACTACTTACTTCATCTTTAAGTGCTTTAACTTCTTCATTATTTGCACTACTTGGTACAAGTTCATTTAGAACAGTATCATATTGGGGAATTAATGAATTATGATAAGGAGCACTATCAACTATAGCTTTACTATTTTGACGTAATGTTTTTATATAATTAAATAATGAATCTTTATTGTCTGCAATAACAAAAGATGTTTCTCCAAAATCAGCAATAGCATTATTACTGGGCACTTGTTTGAATTCACGTCTTTCACCATTTACATTAGCAACAATATCTAGTCTTAATTCAGGTAATTGACCAAACATATTTGGATTGGCTTTACCATATACTGGAGTTATACTTTCGATAGAAGCAGTAAACCAACTTATTTTATCACGTCTATCGAGTCCATACAGAATATTACCTTTACTTAAAGTCGAGAACATAGTTGTAAAATTTTAAAGATTAATAATATTAACTTAAGTTGTAGGAGCTACACCCATAGTCATTAATTGAAGTATATTAGCCATCTTATCATAATAAATAAGATAAACACCTGTACCACTTAATTGACTAGCAGTAGCGGCATCGCCACCAACTAATGTTAAAGGCTGAGTAAATTCATTAGAAGCGAATAGAATGGGAAGAGTACCTGCTGCTTCAGGAAGAGCAGTATTTAACCTAAATAGAATTACACCATTACCATTAAGAAATCTAAATGCACGTTTTGGAATACCAATAACTACATTGTCAGTATTAACAGTAATATTTGTACTTTCAATCAAAGGAATACCATTCCTATTTGCAAAATTGAAAGGATAATTAGTAGTTGCACCAAACATATTCTTATCTCCTATAAATTAATTAAAGAAACTAGTCTGACCATAACCGTATCCATAAGGAGTAGCATTAACTGCTACAAGATTTGGATACTGAACAGGAACCGTATTAGGCTGTTTAGCAGCAAGAGTAGCAATCTTTTCATTCAAAGCATTAATGGCAGCATTAAATGTTTCAGTTTGTTTATCATTAGAGATTTGATTGCGAAGCTGAGTAATAATATCACCCTGAGTATCAATCTTAGATTGCATCTCACGTTCTTTAATCTCACAGAATTTTTGTTCAAGCATAGCATTTTGCTGAGCAATAGCAGTAAGAATAGTATTTGCATTTCTATCTGCTTGACTACCGAGCTGATTAGTCTGCTGACATACTGCAAGTTGGTCTGCACCTTCATTCTTAGCCATCTGAAGAATAAGATCTGCATGATTACGAGCAGCTTCACTCTGAAGAGCATTAGTCTGCTGACAAATAGCAAGACGATTTTCACAACAACACTGAGCAAGCTGTTGAGCAAGAGCGGTATTACCAGACTGAATAGAATTAATAATCTGTGCACCAGTAAGTTTAACATCACCATCCATAGTAATGATAGAAGTTGCAAGAGAATTAATACCATTCTTAACTGTTTCAACACTAGTATTAAGAATCTGTGCTAACTGACCAAGAGCATCTGCACGACCATTAATAGCCTGAAGGATAAGGTCACGACCTGCGTCATTATTAAGTTGATTAGCGAGGAAACCAGTGCCACCATTAACACCACCAAAACCTCCCCAATTACCATTACCCCAACCTCCAAACATATTGAAGAAAGGATATAAGAAAGGAAGCATAAACATCATCCAAAATGGATTATTCATACCACCACCAAAACCATTACCACTAAGTGCAGCAATAGTAGCCAAGTCACTCATTCCTTTATTGGAATTAGGGTCTTGGAAAACATAAACACCATCATTTTGTGCCATAATTGTTTTAATTTAATTAAGTTTGTAAAAAGATTAATTACCTTCTTTGACGTCATTAGAAGATATTGCAAAATTACTACAAACATTAAGTAAAACAAAACAATGCCGACAAATAAAATAAGCCCCTAACTTTCAACAAGTTAGAGGCTAAACATAATACCGATTATATATTAACTAATTATATTATCTTAAAGACTATTTCGTTCTTTAATAACTTTAATCAAATCATCTTTATACCAACGAAGTTCTTTCCAACCTTTACGTTTTACACCTTTTGGAATAATACCATCTCGAACTAAATCATCAAATCTACTAGTCTTTAAATTCATATAAATACAAGCTTCTTCTTTACTAAGAGCTTCATGAGCAAGAACATGTACAATGTCCATTGCCTCATCTTCTGTAATTTCACAGGTATCATTATCAAGTTTATTTGCAATATCCCTCAGCATTTTTGCAATAAACGAATTTATCCATTTTGCCATAGTTTAATTTAAGATATAATATTATAAATAGAAATATTCCAACAATAATCAAATGTATTGAAAGATAATCTTTATCGGAAATATCAATTCTATACTCATAATCAATATAGCAAAGTACATTATTAACAACAATATAATGCAGGAACATTCTATGATAAGAACAGAATTTAAAGACATAAGAAGAAATATAAAGAAATGTAATTGGTAAAATACCAATTCCACACATATAAGTAAATAATTTAATATCTATACCATAATAAGAAAGAATCGTATTCGCCAAATTAAATGCCGCTAAGACCATCGGTATTATCTTCAGCAAATACAATTCAATCTTGTATAGTACTTTATTTGGCACGACCTCCATTTCCGTATTCACGTCTTGTTCTAGTAAAACCTGATTTTGGAACAAAAGGCTTTGCACGATTATCACTTCTATAAGAAGTATTTCTACTTGAATTAGTACCAGTTTTAGCCATAAGTTTATTATTTAGTTTATTATTAAAATCTTTATTACTTTCTTCTACGGGGGAGGTCATTTGTCAAAGTTTCACTTTATAAAGTTTGCTATTATTAGGTCAAATTTGCCCTCAAATTCGCTCACTATTGAAATAAAGGTTCAAAGATGATAATTTGTCCGTACCTTAAAAGAAAGCGTCTTAAATCGAAATTTAAATTATTGTATAACTTTATATTTTAATTAATATAATCAATATCCTTATAATCAATCTTAAACTTTTTACATAAAGGTTTCATAAGCCAAGACCAAAATACAGGTGCAAGAATAGCACTGTTAAGGATAAGTTTTACATCTTCATTAACTAGATAATATACCACCCCCGTAGAAGAAATGACAAAGAGTAGAATTGCTCTCTTAATCCAAATATTAGTTTTACTCTTTCTTGCTTCATCTACAAGTTTAATAATTACATAAGTGAGAAGATTAACTACAATACAAAATGTAAAATCAAAACTATTAAGTGTAGTTTCTATAATATTATTAAGTATTTCCATAATAGTAAACGTTTGTAGGTGCAAAGATATATAAATATAATCACACCTACAAACTATTTTAGATTATTTAACAAAATTTCTTAAATCCATATTTGTACTAATCATATTAGCAAGAATATTTCTAAGAAAATCATTTAAATTTTCACTATTTGCTTGAGAATCTTTAAGATTAATATAACTTATTATTTCTCTAAGCATACGATTATTATCTCTAGTAAGAGTTAAAAGTTCTTGTTCTTCTTCATATGACATTTTCTTTACTATCAATAATTTCCTTTGCAAGTTCTTTTGAATAAGCTCTCCAATCTTGCATAGCAAGATATTCTTGAGTATATTCTTCTGCTTTATCTCCAGCAGTACCATCTTTGACTAATTCGTAATTATTACGAATGGCATCCATTCTATCTGCTGGATAATTTGCTTTGATTAGTGAACTAATAATTATATCCCTATCATAACAAGGAATCATAAGTTCATCACAAGTTATAAAATCTTCATCTTCTTGCTCATTGATGTGAACAAGAACTTTATTTCCAAAAATTCTGAACTTTTGGAACTTTTGTTTATTTATTGTTACTTTAATCATAATGATGTTATTTTATACGCTGTATATAGGAAATTCGTAGTATTTTGAGAAAGATTACCAATTTCTGTCCAGTTTCCATTAACTTTAACAACCCAAAATTTAGTAGAATTATAACCTGTTGATGAAATTGTTTTATTACCTGTATTACCTCCTGTATACCAATAATTATTAGGCATTCCATAATAATTTTTTATAACATTATCTATTAGTGTAAAATTATCATATAAAATTTTAAGTTCACCAAGAGATAATAAATGTCCATTATAGGTTGTACCTTTATAGGTTATTGTTTTACCCATAAGTGTAACAAAAGCAGGAGTGGCGCCAGTGCCTGGATTATTAGTAAAATCTGTTAAATATGCTTGACTATTAGTATTTCCCTCTAAATCTTCTATTGCCTCCAATTGAGATGATGTAATAGTTCTTGAAGTTGTAGTTCTTTCAGTTCCATCATTAGCAATAGTACCTTGAACATTTTCTCCATCTCTAATTGCTAAAATAAAACGAACATCTGGAGTAATTATTGCAATGCCTATTCTTGTTTTTCCTTGAATAAAGCCGCCTCTATCTATAACATTTTGTAATGGCTCGTAACTATCTGAATATACTTGATATATATCAGGTCTATCAACAGCATATTGAACAGATACTTCAGTAACTACTTGATTTGGAATTATTATAATATCATCTATATTCCTATATCCTGCTGGAGCTACACCAAATGTACATTTATAAGTTTCTGTTCCATCGCCTGCAACTGCTCCTCCTCCATAAGTATAAATTATAGTAGAACCTGATACCACAGCATAAGTATCGTAATCCAATACAATTGGATTACCAATATCATGTTCTTCACTATCTACTTTCTGAAGAGTAATTGAAGGTTTTGCACTACTAATGTCACTTAATGTACCATCTGTTGTAACATTAAATTGGATATATGCATATTTAACTGTTACATTTACACTAGGAGTAGCCATAGTTTGTTCACTAACGAAAGCATAAACTCCACAACCTAAACTCCAAGTATCACCAACTGGTGTTTCAGTACTTGGTGCAATAGCAGACATTTTAGTTGGGTCTGTTGTTTTACCTACTGCAAAATCATCGCTAGTAGGTACAAAACAAATACCTCTTTTAGCTCCAGCATCTTCTAATGTGTTTACTATAGGCTTGGTATGATTTACAGGAAGAAAATTAACAATAGGATAAAATGTTTCTGTAGGTCTAACATATTGTGATGCTGTAATTGTAACAGAAGTAACTGCTACAGCATTTACTGTAATATCAAATTCTACAATAGAAGCATTAGGGTCAGTCCATTCTTCCCAAAGCGGACAACATTGAATAGTTACAACATCTGTCCAAGTAACATTTTCTTGTGCAGGAGCAACTCTAACATATCCTAATTGTGTATCAATTGTAGTTCTAGCTTGATAATCTAAACTTTGAACTGTATGATTAGTAATTCTAAACTTTAATGCTGATAAAGAAATACCATTAATGTTAAGTTTAGTACTATCACCTTCTTTAATGCTATTCGATTGTGGAATAACAGTATATGAAACTGGGTCTACTTGTGTATTAACAACATGAAGCAGAGGATTACCTTGACCATCCTTTGCTAATTCAGCAAGATATTTCTGATAACTAGTAATGCTTTGTCCTACTTGTACCCAACCTCTAATATCAGCATTTATATTACTACCTACTCTATTTGATTCCTCTATAAGAGCAGTAAGTTTATTAAACTCTGCTCCAGTAAGGAGAACAGGGCTAGCCTGAGTGCCCTGTTCCCAATTATAATTTCTAAGATTATTAACGCTCATAATTCACTAATTATTATTATAACTATCTGGAAGTATATTAACAATTACTTTAGATACAGCATCAGAAGTTCTTCTAGATGTTACATTTTGTAGATAATCTGTTCCATCAATAGTAACTGTTTGAAGTTTTGGCTTATCTACAATGTTAATATCTGTAATTCTTGCAGGATACCTAATTTCCGTAAGTGCAGCAGAATTTGGTAAATCAATAGAAGGAATACTACCTTCTCTAATATCAATTTTTTCAAGTCTTACGCACTTAAAAAGATTTACAGCACTATTAATTGTATTTACACCCCTAACAATAAATTCTTTAATGTTTATAGCATTATCTATTGTTATCTTTTGGGTTATAAACAAATTATCTTCTTCTCCTGTTGGATTAATTGTAACTTTTTGAAGCTTCTTACCAGTAAATGCAAATTCTGTTTGACTAGCAGAAAGAGGTACATTCATATCACCTATTTCAAGATAATAATTAATACCTTTTATTGCTACAGCTGAATCACTAGCTAATTGGAAACTTTTATAATTGAAGGTTTGACCAGCTTGAACTCTTACACGTCTAGCACTTGCAGAAGCATCAAGATTCGATTCACCTTGACTAATTCTAGGATACAACCATTTAGCAGGAGTAAGAACAAACACATATGTATTTGGATTACCTGGAGTGGCACCAGCACCTCTAAATCCAAGAGCATTTGGAGCATCACTTGTACCAGCAAATTCACCAAACTCACACCAAGAACTAAGATACATAATTCTATCAAGAAGCCATTGATATTCACTCCATCTTTGACTACCATTACATTGTGTAATAGCTCTTGCATTATTGTTTACATAGATACCATCATTCTGAGCAACAGCAGCTGTTTCATAAACAGTTCTAGCCATTTCGTTAAATGCTACAGCAGGGAAATAATCTTGAGCAAACAGAACATAATCAATCATAAATTGCATAGCATTACCACTCATAGCAGCCATAGCAGTAAACATACTCCTCATCATTTCTGTCATCTCAGAACTAAATGCAGTTTCCATAAGATTATAGAAACCATTATTTTCACCTTGCCAATAATAAGCACCTGCTGCATCTTTATCGTGTTCCTCTACATAATAAGGCTTTCTGTTTTGACCTACGTTATTAGTTTTAATAGTTGTATCTAGGTCATCTTGTTCAAATCTAATTTTAAGAGAAACAGGATCAGTATAGTAATAAGTATTTTTAGCTCTATTATCTGTACCTGCAAAAAGCTTAACAAAACAAGAATGATATAAAGCATCATTTATTTCTAATTTTGTAGAAGCTGTTGCTCTAAAATGTGCAGTAAATATACTCTTTATAAGTTCTGCAATTTCATTCCATTGACCAACAACCCAAGTAGCAGGACTTGTAACTAATTCTTCACAATAGGTTTCATATAATGTTCTAATATTTAATTCTGCACCATTTAATCCAGCATTAATCCATTGAGCAGTATTAGCATTATACTTATACATATTATATCTATTAGCACTATCTGTTAGCCAATAAACATAATCTGTAGAAGGTTCAGCATTACCTTGAATATCTTGCTGTGGTCTAGCTACATTATTTTGAAGTTGTTCTAATGTACCATCATAGAATTTAATGATAGATATATTGTGTAAATAAACATAATTCCAAAATGCTTTAATAGCATCTAATCCATCAGTTTCAGCAGGATATTCGGCACCATCAATTTCTGTTGTTTTACCAAAACCAAAATTGATATTCTTTCTATTACCATACATCCAAGCCTCTTTGTCTGCATCATATGTTACACTATTATCCCAAGGAGTAGCAAATAATGCTAATGGTACATCGTTATCTGCACCTTCAACCATAAGCATATTTGGAGTAGTATTTTTGTTAAAGCCAAAAGTAGGTTTATCACCTTTACCTGCTCCAAATGTCATAAGATAACTAAATACCCAAGGGTCATTCTCAGTTTCTCTATGGAAGAAAAGGAATGGTTTTTCATATACAGAAATTCTTGCATTTGATTGAGCTGCAATTTGACCTGGATTACTAATATTACCTCTACGTACAAGTTCTTTGAAAAGGTCTGTATAAATCCAAGTAAGACCAAGTTTATGACCTTGTTGAGAAGATGCAAAATTAATCTTACCTACAAGTTTCTTTGCAAATGGTTCACCCATTGCAATAGCATAACCGTTTGCACCAAAATTATAATTACTACCATCGCCTGGCTCTGGTGGAGAATCTGGAACCCAAGTAGTACTATCACCAATTTTATACTGTTGATTCCAATCATAATATGTCATAGCAGTTGTACCCTGACCACTACCTTCAACATTTACAAGAGTACCACTTCTCTTAGGATCACCAGCTATTCCAATGTAGACGTTAATACCTTTAGTTTTACCTTTGTTTTGATCACCATATTTTGGCAAATGTCCTGTATGACCTATAACATTATATCCAGCATTCTTTGCTTTTTCAAAAGAAATAACATCATTATCTCCAAGAATGTCATTTATTCTTTTCCAAGCAATTTTTTCATTTGAAGATGAAAGACCAGATACATAATCTTGCATTACTTCATTTGTAGAAAGAGCTTTTTGATAACATCTAATACTAAATATATCTAAGTCTGACCCAACTGCACCAAGAACAAGATTTACACTTTCTGCAAGGAAACTATCATTAGCTTCATAGAAAAATTCTCTTTCAATCTTATCATTAATAAACAAACGAACAAAGTTATAATTAACAGGTCTATCTGGGTCATGTGCTGGATTAAGACCATAAAGAATATTAAGAGTAATTCTTGTTCTTTCTCCTTCTGCCCAACTAACATTTTGATCATCTCTAACTCTAGAATTTTTAGTAAGCATAGCAGCTTCAAGAGCTTTCATCTCAAAGCCATAAATATCACCATCGATAGGATGAGTAGTACCCAATTTAATAACAGTTTCTTCTTCATCAAGTACATTATATGCTCTAAAATCAATTTCAAGAGTCATATTTTTACCTGTAAGACCTGTAGGAGAACCACTAGGATTGATAAATTGAGAAAGAGGATTATATTGAATTGTCAATTTCCTATTAGCAGGAATATGTAAAGCTCTAACTTTTTCTGCACTAGCAGATGTATCATCTACATTTTTATTGACAGCCATATAACCATCACTTTGCATATCAAAATTAACCCAAGTAGATGGTACTATAGCATCATTTGCTTCGTTTATAATGGTCTGAGGATTTTCTTCATCGTTACTTCTATTAGCAGGAGAAAGAATAAATTCTGCTCCTTTTACAGGTGCAAATTGAGCATCATTATTAATAGTAAAATAAATTCTATCAGACAACTGATTACCATTTTCATCTTCTGCAATCATATAAGCATATTTAACATCTTCTTCAATCTCAAGAGATAAATCTGTTGTTAAACTGTACTTAATATTATTTCTAGCAGTAAACTCCCAAGCATTAAGAACCTCATTAGATGTACTATCCTTAAGTTTAAATATTACACCAAGTGTTTCTCCTGTTGTAAATACAGCATAATCGAAGAATTTAACATCTGTATAGTTATCAAGAACAGAATTGACATTGTTAATAATAACCATGTCAGAAGAACCTGCAACCATATATTGAGATTCAACAACATCTGTTTTAACTGTACTATCCCCATCTGCTTGCATATATGCTCTTACAGTATGTCTACCAGGAGTCATAACAGAAGCAGGAGCCGCATCAAATGTAAAATCTCTACCAGTTGTAAGATTAACATAATCTCCTAACTGAATAGCGGTACTATATTGAGATATGAATTGTGTACCTTTACCTGTACCAATTTCAATATACAAGGTTTTTGCAATAGCACCACCTATAAGATAATTAAGAGTAAGATAACTTCCAGTTTCTGGAATTTCAAAATTATCATTAAAGTACAATTGCATATTAACAACTTGAATAGTATATGTATACCACATACTACTAGCATTAGCACCTACGCCTCTCAATCTTACATAGTTTTCTCCTTCTGAGAGATAAGAAGAAATATCTATATTTTTATAAGTAGACGCATTAGCCGTTATATTAGTTACAGGTCTTGTAATCCAAGGATTATCAAGAGATGTCCTAGTTTGAATTTCTATAGTAAGTGGTTCGGCAACTTCTTCTTCTATACCTCCAGGATGAATAACAATACTTGTACCTTTTACAGGTATTTGTACATTATTATCTTTCGATATAGCAGGAGGTGCAACCACATTCAAAGCCACATTAAATACATCAGTAGTTCCAATCTCTTTAAGTTTTTCTTTAAGAGCATCTTCCACTTCACCTTTGGTATGACCTTCCCAAGGTTCATTGATAACATCAACAATCTCAGCCATAATTATTTAATTTTAATTATTACCATAATTCTTTTCTTTTCCAAATATCTTTTCTTCTCCAATATTTAGAAACTGCAATCCAAACTAAAGTAAGTCCTCTATAAACAGCAGATATAGTCTTACTACCAAGTTTAACCGCAGACCAATCTTTTAATCCTGTCATAATACTTACTTTTTATACAGGCTCTTCTTCTTCCTCTTCAATGAAGTAAAGAGTATTTTCATCAATTTCCTCATCTAGAATCATTTGATTATACTCAGCTTCTGTACAGCTAAGAAGAGAATATCCATGTAATTGATTTCTTAAATTAACAACTTCTTGCGCAATACCAATTGCTTCTTGTTGTTCAGGATTAAGCATTGAAATCGCATCATATAAATCTTCAAGGGATTTATCGATACGTTTTTTAATATCTTTTAATTGCTTAGTTACAACTTGTTGAGCAATTGCTACTTCTGGATTATTACCAAGTTCATTTACTACTGTTACAACAGAATTAGTAGGTCTACCAAAGCAAATCCAATATTCTCGATTTGTAATAGGTGTTCCAGCAGGTACTGGTTTTCTACTTAAATATACATTACCATCTGTTGCACGTTCGGTAATAACCAATCTATCATATTCTTTATCGATATTCCAATAGTCTTTTTCAACACTAATGGAAACTTTACCTAAATTAGTCTTGACTGCCTCCATAATATAATTCTTTTGTATCAACAGCAGTTTCCCCATTATATTGAATAACTACTGTAAATTTATGATCACCAACCTGTAAATCATCTATTTCTGTAAAACTATTAATAGGTTCATCGTCAAAATAAAGACTACAAGTAGTTTCTTTAATATCTATCTCAATTCCATTATATTTGGCATAAATATCAGCACAAGGTAATCCATAATGATATGTAGGAATAATGAGGACTTCCAATCCACTTTCTTCTACGGGGGTGCCATCTGGAGCACTATTATCTTCTGGACCTAACCTGAAATGTTCATCAAAACCATTATTAAATTTATGCTCAAATAATTCACCATTATCAGGGTCAATTTCAAACTTAGGTCTTTCACCACAAGAAACAAGTGCCTGAATATGACCATCTTCATCAACAGGAAATATAAATGAAGTTGAATTATCGTGACCTTGATATATTTGATTAATCTTAGCTTTAATATACCTAATAAGAGTTTCTGCAAGTTTTTCTTTTCCAAGTTTCCTAGCAGCAACTGCAGCATTAAACATATTATAACATTCAATGACACTAGAATTTCTGTCTGTACAAGATGCTTTACAATCTTTGAGCATTTCTTCACCATAATCAGCAAGCATTGCTAAAATACGATGATATACACAAATATAGTCAGCAGGAATTGTAACATATACATATTCTAGTTCTACTTCTTTAAGTTTGCTCATAGTTTTAAAACTTTATTATACAGACTATCTAACTTATCTTGTTGTTCCTTAGAAAGAACATCTATATTCTCGTAAGCATCTATAAGAATAGAAGTATAATCCAAAATAGTTATTTTGTTTTTGTTTGGAATATAACCTTCTTCAAATAGAACTGTAATACAATCAGCAATGCCCAACATTCTATCATCTAGAATGTCAAGCATTGCTGACTTATTTATTGACTTATACAACATAAACGTTATGTGTTAAAGGTCTTATTTGAAACATAAGTAGAATATTTACTTATGTATATTCCAACTCTATTATTAATTTGAGTAATTCGGGATATAGAATCTTGTCCATCATATACTATATCAATAATAGCTTTGGTAAGTTCATCAATCCATTCTTCTTTTAATCTTCTTGCAACATTTGTTTCGTTTATTTCATAATCTGAAAGAATGGCATACAACTTATAATATTCTGTAGAAACTAACTTAGTTATATTATCTAGAATAAGTTGTCTATTTTTCTCAATATTATTATGAATTATAATTAATTCAATTTCTTGAGATATATTAGCACCAAGTGCTTTAAATCCTAAATCAATAGTATTCTTACACTTATGTGCTTCTTTTCTTTCAGCATCTTTAAAAATTTTATCTAAAACTGCATTAAGCTTTACAATGTTTGCAGTATTTTCTTTTATAGCTGTAGCCATTTCAATAAGAGGTTTATTTTTATCCCTCTGTTTGAAAAAACTAATAAGTTGAACAATCAAAGTATAACATATAAAAACTCCACTTGATATTGCTACAGTTATATAAGAAGAATTACGAATACTCTCATCAATAATTTGATTAATTGCTTGAAAGTCATTCATATTATTAACTTCTCTACGGGGAAGCACTATTTAAATTAGCTCCCCCGTAGAAGAATGTTGAAGATTAATTATTTATTAAAGTGGGTCATAAAGTGTATCTGCTACTTCTTTAGTAAGGAAACCAGTGCCAGGTTCGGTAGTAGTAGCACCTGCAGCAGCAACAGCATTCTTAGTAGCATTGTCACTAAACTTACCTTCAGGAAGAATAGCATTCAAGCCAGAAAGAGCACTAGATGCTGTAGAACCATCAGCTTTTGTAAGTGGAATAGCAATATGAACATACTGCCAAACACGCTCATTAAGCTGCTTTCCAGCATCACGCTTAGTAGCAAAATGAAGATTGAAAATCTTGTACCCCTTAGTACTAGAGCTACCACTACCAGCAGTATTCATTTCAAGGTCATCTTCAACAGCCTCTGGATAACCAGGATAAAGCTCCTTTCCATCCTCTGCAAGAAGATTAAATCCTTTACCTGCTGCACAACGAGATGCAAGATCTTGGATATAAGCCTTATCACCTATAGCTTTCTTACCATGTGTAAGAGAAGAAGTAGATGTACCTGTAAGCTCATCTGCAAACTTAATTTCCCAATCTTCACCAGGATTCTGACAAGTAATAGTAACATTAGCACCAGAACCTGTAGCTACAAATGGGAATAAATCATTTGTCTTAGCATTAATTGCAGAACGCATTGCTGCAGCTTCTGTATTGGTTGTAGTAGAACCTGCTACAATACTTGTACGCCAAGTAGAACGTTCATTAAGAACAGTACCCTTCTTAATAAGAACTACAGTATATTCCTTACCTTTAACAGGAGTTGGGAACACAAATGTAGTTGCAAATGTAGCACCCGCATATGGAAGGGTATGAGTGATTTCAAGAGTAGAAATATCTACCTCAGGAATCATAAATGGAGCCTTACCAGCACCACGACCAAGCACAATACCAAAATTCTTTGTAGGTGCAGCAGCAAGCAATGAACTACCTGCTTTATCTCCACCACATTCAAAGAAAGAAATAGCACCAGCATCCAAACCGCTGAAATCATAAGCGGTAACAGAAGAACCAGCATTAAGTGCTTTAGTACTATTAACGATTAAAAGTTGTTTCATAATTTATATAAATTTAATATTGTTTATTGATAACCTTCGTTCCTATAATTATTTCTTACATCTTCTCTTTGTTGAGCTTGTTCACTAGCCTGTGATGCAGCAATACCTCCACTAACTGCTGCTCGATACAAGTCAACAGCATGTTTAAGAATATCAACGTGCATATAATCAGGTAAGTCACAATCTACATTTTGACCATTAATATCTTCGCTATACTTAACAACTGCTGGTTTAGCAATATAAGATATACGAACTACATTTGGTACAAGATTATTATCTAAGAAATAACCAGTAGTTTCATTACCATTAAGTTTACCTAAGTAAATTTGTAAATTGTTATTTACAATAATGGCAATAGGACTACGAAGTCTAGGTCGAAGAATAAAATCGTTCAAAGTATCTGCTAAATAAGCATCATCTATAAGACGAATAGGGAACAAATTAGACTTAAAATTGTTCAAATATTCAATAGTAGTACCAAGACCAGTAGCAGCATCTACATAATCTATAGAAAAATCTACAAGGAAAAGATAATCCGCCAAAGTTTCTTTGAGAGAAACAAGACCATTATAATGGTTTTTATTTTCAAACTCAAAATTACTATAAACAGCACTATCTACAACCAAATATCTACCCTCACTTGTATGAGATTCAAAATAAGTTGCATCCAAAGTTTTTAAAACTGTAGTATCTTCGTACAGTTTAACAACAATTTCTTCAACATCTTCTGCATCTCTTAAATATACAAGCATGAATATATAAATATTATTTGTAGTAGCATCACTTATGCCGACTGCACCAGCTTGTACATTATGACCTAATTTGGCAAATTCTTCTTTAATATATTCATTAAGTGGTTGATTAACAAGAACATTTACATTCTTAATCAACTCCATAGGAATATCAATAGAATCTGAACCAATAGTCAAACGTACTTTTGTAATATTAGACTTTGATTTTCCACTACCAAGACTAACGGTTGCTCCATATGTAGTAGGAGTTTGAGAACCTTCAGGAGGAGCAAGTCTAAAATATTTACTCTGTTCTTGATATTTAACTTCTTTAACCTTATAGAGATGTTTAAGAGCATTAATTTGTCCAATTTTAGAATTATCTGTAATAATCCTATCATTGGTAATACCAATATTTTCACGAATAATTTGGTTTACAGTATCAGTGATACTCGTATTGATAAGTATATCAATCTGTTCGGGAAGAATAGCTCGAACATTTTGCATACCCATTTGTTGAGCATACTGCCTAAACCATATGTGCATATCACTGATATTCATAACTCAAATATATTAAAGTGCTTTAAGTTTATTTTCATAAGCCTCACGAACTGCTTTATTGTCAGGATTATCAAAATAAGCTACTGCTTCATTGATATTACTTCCAATAAATGTTCCATCAGCATTACTAATTTGTTGATTAAATTCAGCTCTAATAAGTTCTCCTCTAGCAATGAGAGTTTCAATAAATGACTTAGTAATACTATGTTTGTCCTCAAAGAGTTTATTGAACTTATCTGGATAATTGTTTACAAAATCCATAAGAGCAGCTTCTTGTTCATCTTTAGATTTAAGAAGAGCATCAAATACGTTGCCATTGTTTGCGACAACCATATTGATATAAACTGCTGTACGTTTTGCGTCACTACCATTAAGTTCGATAAAGTTACGCATTGCAGTTTTCTTCTGAAGAATAAGTTTCTTTTGCTTTTCAGCTTCTCTTGCTTCATTCTTAATATAAAATCTAAGAGAACTATCAGCATTAATAAGTGCAATATCTTTAGCTACATCCTTGTAAAGAAGACAATGACGATACATCAGATATTCTTGAAGATTATTAGGACGACCATACTTATGCTTAATTGATTCAAGAGTATTCATTGCATCTACATAAACACGAATAGCATCCTTAATTGCAGATAAATCAGCACGATTAACTTTATCATATGCCTCATTAATCTTATCTTCTTCTGCTTGAATCCTAAGATAATCCTTCTTATGTGTATAAATAAAGGTAGTATCTAAGGTTGTATCGTTATCACTTACATTAAACTGAATATTACTCAAATAAGCCTTAACTCTACTAACAAAATCTGGATTGTTTGGAGATAATCCAATAAGTTGTGGAAAATAAGCTTCAACTTCTTCACGGTTAGAAGAAAGAATTTGACAGGAAGTAACAGAACTACCAATCACATTCTTTCTAGCACCAAGAGCTCTACGATTAGCATTCCTAAATGCACTATAATTATGCACAGGACTAATTGTTACACTTCGTTTATCAATATATTGAGCCTCTAAGTCATCTTCTACTTTTGGAGCAGGTTTATTTCCATTATTGAGTGTAGCAGCAGAAGTAGGCACTGTTGGCATTTGTTTAATTTCTGTACTCATAATATTAATTTTATCAGTATTAAGTTAAATTAAAGCACACATTTAAGTTGTAACATCTTAGTGGCATTATTCACTTGCAAACCATAAGAGTTCTTAATCTCATAACGAGATACATCAACATCGGTTGCAAGAGAATTAGATGGAACTGCACCCCAAGAAGCTGGAATAGGAGTAAGACCTTTAATTACACCAGCATGATAAATTTGACCCTTCTGACGTACCTTACGAACGTTACGTACACCATCATAAGTACTCATATCAAGTAAGAATGCTTGGTGAGAACTCATAGGACGATTAGTACGTGGGTGAATATTACCGTTAGCTTTATCATTCTCAGCAAGAGAACCATGGTCAAGGAATGACAAATGTTGAACTGTAATAATATGATTATCTACAGTCTTATAACGACGGAAATACTTACCATAAGAAAGACCACCATTAAAGTTCTCAATCATCTTATCACCAAGAGGAGTAGCAAAACCTTCTGCACGAGCATCGTTACGGATAGCCATATCAAAGTCTTCCATAAAGCCTTTACCACCCATCAGAACAACTTCCATCTGACCAGTATCAGTATCTTTGTCAAGAACATCACCAATAGTGCGTTCAATCTTATTCAGAGTAAGAACTTCACCATAAGTATCATAGTTGCTTTCACGACAAATTTCTTGCATACCAGCAGTATGAGGAATTGGCTGACCATTATCAGGATCAACAAGAGTTACTTCACCATTCTCAGTACGGTTATATTCTGCAAGCCAAAGACGCTCTTCATCCATAATACGAATCATAAGGTCATGCTGACGCATTTCCTCATTAATCCAAAGATTAGTAGTACCTCCACCTTTTGTCTTAAATTCATAAGTAACAATAGTGTTAGAAATATTACCAGCAATCTCTTTAGAATAACGGTGAAACTCAAGTTGAGAGGTCATCTTACCAGGACCCATAACATTACTTCTATTACCCTTAGAATAACTCTCAGGAATAGTAGGAGCAGTCATTGTCCAATATTTACCAACTGCAAGATTAGCTGCATCTACAAAAGCATTAGGATTAGGACTAGTAAGCTTAAGGCGATAAACATAACCACCATGAGTACCAGGACCAAGATCCTTCATAATACGAACTTGGGTATGACCATCAGGAGCAATCAAACCAAATTGTTCAATAAGCCAATGAGTACTAAATTCTACATCGAACATAGCACCACCCTTACCTGGAGTAGTATTAGAAGAATTAAACCAAATAACACTGTCATTAAACTTAGTACGACCCATAGTCTTCCAAGTCCACTGAACAGTATCAATATCTACTACACCAACACTACCTTGACCTTCAGTCAAGAATGTAAGCGGAAATCTATCATCATCTTGACCATAAGTATAGGTAAGAATGTTATTAATTTCCGCAGGTTTAGACAACATAAGATGAGCAATGGTTTCTTCATTAGAATAACCACGGTCATCATAATTACCACGAGATACTTCTCTAAGTGCGTACATAATTAAAATTGTTTATTAAGTTAAATAATTAAGATTTAAAGAAGAATATCTTCCATACTAGTCTTACCACCAGCTGCTTTATTAATCTTAATAGTTTTGGTATTACGCTGTTCTTTAGATTTAAGACGCAAGTTCTTAGCTTTCTCATCATTAACTGCCATAGCAACTAAATCTTTATAAGAACCACCTGTAAACATTAACCAAGCATCGAGAAGTTCTCTATTAAGAAGTTCTTCATCTGTAAGACTATTTAAATCTTTTTGATAACCTGTCATTCTGTTACCTTCAGCATCTGTTTCAACTTGCCTACTTAGATAGTTATAGAAATCATTAGTGGTTAAAGTCACCTTTGTTCCATTTACTTCCTTAATAAAACTTTGTGGAAGTTTATATCCAGCAATAACTCCGCTTTCAATAACTTTATTAACATTAGTCCAATAATTTGTTACAGCTTGTTGTTCAGCTAAACGTTGTTGTTTAGCAGTTTCTTCAATTTTAGCACGGTAATCTTTATCTTTCTGAACAAGTGCTTCTAATTGAGCCTTAGCCTCATCATAAAGTCCACCGCTAGATTTAAGATATTTAATATAATTATCGTTGAGTGATTTATTACCAAACTCGGTAGCAGCCATACGAATAACATATTCAAGTTGCTGCTCATTTTCTTTATCAAGTTGAATACCACTTCTATCTGGAATTTCACCAAATCCACGTGGAGTTCCCATAACTTGACAATAATCTACAAATTGCTTAACAAGAGGATTATCAGCATAAAACTTGTTAAGAGTTGCTTGTTGAATTTCACTACTCTTAAGTTCCATTACAGAATTAAGATATGACTTAACACCATTAGCGTCATTTGTAAATTCAACATCTTTACCTTCTTCATCTTGAACTGTTACACCGATAGCATCTTGAATTTTCTTAATATCAAATTTACCCTCAGCGTCATTATCATTTTCTTGTTCAAAACCTTTAAGCCATTCAGCAACTTCATCTGCTTTCTTAAAAACGTTCTTATCTTTATCTAAGATATTACCATCTTTATCTACAGTATAAGTTTCGCCTTCAAGTTCTATTGTATCTCCCTCTGAAAGCTCCCCCGTAGAAGAATTGCCATTGTCGCCTTCACCTTGATTTCTTTGATTACCTTCTTGAGAACCTTCTCCACCTTCTTGGCTACTACCTTGATTACCTTGATTACCTTGTTCACCAGAACCTCCTGCATTAACGTCTTGTTTTTCTTGACCACCATTTAATGCAGTGATGTCTTCTTGAGAACCACCATTATTTCCTTGAGTACCACCGTTACCGTTGTTACCAGTACCCTCTAAATCTAATGCACTTGCATCCATAATTTTAATACTTTGAAGATTAATACTTTTATTACTAAAGTTTTACTTGGTGCAAATATAGGAACTTTATTTCTTATACGCAAACAAATTTATGACTTTTAACACTACCAACATCAATTTTATTAGTACCAATTATACTCTATTCTATTATTATAGTAATAAGCGTTTTATACCCTGTATCAACATTAAGAGTGCATTTTTCGACACTTTGCACCACTATTGCACAAAAGTACAAAATGAGGTCAAATTTGCCTTCTACGGGCGTGCCTAATGAGATAAAATTTGCCAAAGGTATAAACTATCATCCACAAAATTTTATGCCCTTATTTGACAAAATTAAAATATTGTAGAAAATAATAGGTGCTTATCACTAACATTAATATTAGGATAAGCACCAAAATAACTTGGGAATGCACTAAGTTATCTATAGTTTACAAAATCAATAAGAAGAATATCTTTTTCAGTTCCTTTATTGAAAGTTGTTTTATTATGTAGCTTAGCATAAAGTCGCGGAATCCAATCATCAAGTAATTTAGGAGGTTTTACAGAAGCATAAACTTCTTCGCAAGAAGGACGCTCTTTAAATTCAAAATCTTTTTGATGATTATATAGATTTTCTCCACACCAAAACTTTATATTAGGAAATACATCAAGAAAATAATTACATCTATTTACAAAATATGATATATATAAAGGTTTATAATTCTTTTCATTACGAACTTCGTGAATAACTCTTACATAACAATCTCCTTTTCCATTAAGATAAATTAAATCTTGTAGGATTTGAGAATAAGAATATCTAAAGTTACATAATCCGTGAGCAACCATTGTATGACCTTCATCATCAAATTTAAGACGCAAATCAAAACAACGAACTCCAAACTGTTCATACTGTGTTTTAATGTCATAATCTTGACATTGTGCAACAAATCTAAATAACTTCATCCACCACTTTCTTGGTGTTAAGTAACTCCATGAGTTGTGACTACCTAAAATCATACTTATTTATCATATTTATTTTTATTTTGTTTAGCAATATTTACTCTAGCTTGAATATCTTCACGTTTAACTTGTCTATCAGCAGCTTTATTATACATATCCATTTGCAGTTTTTGTTTTTCAAAATTAAGTTTATCTGCATCTAAACGTTCTTTATTTGCTGCACTTTGTTCTGCAAGACGTTGTTTTGCTTGTCCAAGATAATCATCTTGCACCCCCATAGAGAGCATTGACATATCAACATCTATATATTTAAGTTGAAGTTCATATTGATATTTAAGTTCTTGAGTCTTTCTATCTTCTTCACCTTTGGCTTGAATTTCTGCAATTTTATTTTGGAGTTCTTCTTGTTTTAGCATCTGCTCCATTTGTTGCATCTGCTCTTCGTGCTGACGTTTAATTTCATCATATTTGTCAATGGCTGCACTAATTTGAGTAATATTGTCACCAACTATAGCTTCTTTAGCCATTTGTAAATCTCCATTTTGTGCTGCACTAAATGCCCATTGTTTAAGTTGATTAAGTTTATCAATTTCCTTTGCATCATTCTTAACAATAACACCCAATTGAGAATACAAATAAGAATCAACATCAAGACTTAAATAACGCTTTTTACGAAGATCATCATAATAAGTTGTATCAAGACCATCAATATATGCAAATTTAGCAAAATCTAAATCACGAGTATAATCCCTAGCACGCATTTGGTCAAATATTTCAGTAATAATAACACTACCCATAGATGACCTAGCAACAGCTTCTTGTGTTGTAGCAGCACCAGCAGATTGTGCAATTTCACCATATCGTTGCATATTCATATCAACAATCTCTCTAGCACCTTGTTTAACTGCTTCAATAAGTTCTGTTAATTGTCTAATATAGTCACCCATATTAGCATTAAGCATACGAATTTGTGCAGCCTTTTGAGAAT